TAGGCTCCCGAGGCTTGACGTAGGCCGTAGCCCCGCCCTGCAATGTGACTTTGTAGGACACGGAGGAAAAGACTATTGCTGCCGTCGGGCTGCTTGTGATCGTGCCTGTCCATCCAGCGGTTGTTCCTGTTCCAACGGCAAGGGTTGAGGCTCCACCGCCACCGCCGCCAACGTCGTCTGTTTCGCACGTCACGTTTCCATTTACGTCAATCGTTGCAATGGACGTTCCGGCGGCGCATGTTCCGGTAACGCGCTTTTGAAATGTGTCTGTGCTAAAAGCCACGCCGCCTATCGTAATACTACTTGTTCGCATAAAATTTGCCGTAAACGTAGAGGCAATCACATTGCTCTCGTCCGTTATCTGCATTTTTGTAGCATAGGCGTTTGAGTCTATGCGATTCTGCCAAGTAAACGTGGAAGTGGCGTTTTGACTCGATACTGCAACAAAGTTCTTCCAATCTGCAAAAGTGAGCGCTGAATTGTAGCCGTGTCCTGTCCACACTATAGAATGACTATTTTGTAATCCGTTAGCTGAAATGGCGGGGGGCTCTAAGAGGATGGCGTTTATTGTTCGTGTGTCAGTGTCAACTTCTCCATTTGTTTGACCATAAGAGCCAAACAAAACTGAACCAGCATTTCCATTACGTATGTTTCTCTGCTGCGTTGTGCCCTGAACTTCAATTGCGTTCCAGTTCATGCCTACAACACTTCCAGTTCCTTTGTGCTGCGCCCAAGAAATTGTCATAGGTCTAGCGTAAGCCCCTGTTGACGCTTCCTGGTGGAATGAGAAGGCTCCTCCAAAGTAGCTTCCATAGCCCATATCTAGGAATACAGTGGGCGTTGACGCTCCACCGTCTCCGTAGCCGTAGATGACATACTCTTGGATACATAGAGGGTCAATCCAACATTCAACGGGTGGTCGTAAGCCGATTCCGGTTCTAATCTGACCAGCTGTTCTGATGCCCTGAAAATCATAACCCATTGTTTCCCCTCCCTCAGAAGGTTCAATGTAACCTGAGTTATCATCCCCTGTGTAGACACGCTCACGTAAATAAGTAAACCCACCGTCTACTTCAAAGCCTATCCCATTCGCCACAACCGATGTTCCATCTATTGTAAAAGCTGTTGAACCGTCTATTGTGGTTGTTGTGCCGGACGCAGAGTAATACCCTATGTTATACTGCTCAGAGGCTGTTATAGTCCCGTTTGTTGATCCGCCCCCACCACTACCAGCTGTTGTTTGCTCTGTTCCATCTCCAAATATTAACGTCGTAACGTGTGCTGTGCTCACGTAGAGTCCTAACCACCTGTAAGCGGGTGATCCAAGGCTATACGTGATATCAGCGCGTGGCAGAATGTCTCCGGGTCTAAAATCAAGTTTACCGTAATAGAGGTAGTCAAAGTTGCGTGTGATGACGTTAACCTCGTCATACGTGTCCACTTTGTCGTCATTGAGCTTGAAAATGGCAGCATTGAGCGCAGAGCCAATTACTAATAATCCGTAAATTAGTAATAGCTTTTTACCGAGCATTAGAGCCCTAACTTTTCTCTGAGTTTTTGCTTTGCTTCTTCGTAGCTAATTTTTCCAGCTTTGAAAGCTGTCACAATGTCTAATGGGTTTTGGAGCGTTTCAACAGAAGCGCCAGCAGCGTTAGCAGCAGCCACTTTAAGACCCCCAAGAGGCCCTCTGAGAACATTTCCCACTTTGTTCAATCCCACAGCAGTAGGGCCGGATGCGTGTTCAACAACTCTTTTCACAAACTGGAAAGGCTCAAATGCACTTGTAGTTTCCAGAGAAGCTTGGCGATTGTAAAGACCTTTTAAAGAAATAAGAGCAGCTTCCTCATACTCCTTTCCTTGTTTATATTGGTTAGCAAGTTCAGGGGCTACTTCGTCAAAATGCTGTTGCAAGCGTTTCTTCAAAACTTCCCATCCAGCCCTATACGCGTCTGCTTCAGGCATTGTTACGGTTTTGTCTGTAAAACCTTTTTTACCCCATCGTTGGATTAACCCCTCAGCTTCTCTAACGGTCAGGCCATTCTCAGCATGTTTAGCTAAATCATTAAGCAAATGCTTACTGGCTGCTATTTCATCATCATACTTAGGGCTTAGCTTCTTCATAATGAGTTCTGCCGCTTGACGCGCTTCTAACCTATTAGGAGATTGCAGCTTAATGGGAGAGTCTGGTGAAGCTAAGTCTCTAACATTTTTACCGTAGTTATCAAATTGCTTTAAAACACCATCCACCTGTTTTTTTCCGTACTCGAACATTTTATTTGCGTCATCAATCATAGGAGCTGGTCGCCCCGTAACTGAGATTGTTCCTTCTTCTAAAGCTTTTTCAGCCACTCTGTTGGCTTGTGTCATTTTTCTAGCTGATTCAAAAGGGGATTTAGTGCTTGTTAGAGAGGAACGTGTCATGCCAAGAGTTTCTTTGGTTAATCCTCTTGCCGCGTTCTTAAACATACCACCCATTACAGGCCCTGCAAGCTCCCCACCGATATAGGCAGCTTGGCCTGACGGCCTAAGCATAGGAGCAGCCATTTCTGTAGCCATTTGTGCCCCTGTTCCAATAGCCGCAGATGTCCCTGGATTCTTTTGACCAAACGGGCTCTCCGCTAAAGCTTCAGCACCAGACTTTACAACGTCAATCCCCGTATCACCAACCTTTGCTCCAAGCTCCTCAGCAATTTTTGAAGGCCCAAATTTTCCAGGTGTTGGGGATAATAGCCGTCCTTGACTCTCAGCAGAAAAAGGAAATACAAACTCTTTAGCTGCTTCCAAAGCCCTTTGTATGAAGTTGCCTTTTGGCTCTTCTTGTTTTTGAGCTTCCTCGTCTACATACCTAAATTTTTTAGGTTGTGTAGGTTCATCTACGTATCGAATAGCCATTAGTTAATCACCGCTTTTCTACCACCAATATAAATAACTGTTCCTGCTGGAAGGTTGTCAGGAACTTCGTCCTCAGAGTTAAATTCCAGACGTGCGTTTTGTGTAATTGTTTTAGGTTTAGAAGGTTTGCCAAGCGTGGGTTCAAATTTACCCACGTTGTATCCCGCTTTTCCATAAGCCTCAACTCTTTGCTTGTAAATGTCTTGGAATACCTCTTGGAAGTTATCGAGTTTTGCATTAAAGTCTGTAACTGACTTATATTCGTCTGGAAATTCTTTCATAAGACGTTTATACTCTTGTTCGTTTATTTGTTTTCCAGACCTTAAATAAATGATTTGATTCCTAATGCTATCTAAGTTTTGATAGAACTTTGCACCTTTTTCAGTGGCACTATTCTGAAGATATTGCTTACCTTTACCAAATAAAGGTTTAGCTAGTCCTACAAATGACTCATCAAAATTGTCTCTAACTCTTTGCATCTGAGAATCAATAACATTAAAATCAGCAAGCTTGTCAACTGTTTCTGTTGGTAGAACTCTATTGCCAAAAGCGCTGGCGTTTGAGTCCTTGTCAGATATAATTTTTGAAATGTCTTTATCTCTATACTTTTCCTTGTTAGCTACAAATTCAGATTCTGTTATGTTCAATGGCTTTGGTTTGGCGTTTACAACTTTTCCAGTGAACGTAGACGGTTGATCTCCAATGAACGCAGGGGAAGGCTTTGGTTGTGGCTCTTGTGGGATGATACCCGTAGACGGTGATTGAACCCCTGCTGTTGCTGTAGGCATAATTCCGTTCTGGCCTGTTGTGGGGGCTTCGCCCTTGAGCATTTTGTCCAACATGTCTGAAACATTAGGGTCTAGTGGTGCTGACTGATAAGCAACTGTTCCATCAGGGTTTAAACCTGTTGTGCCACGTTTAGCATTTGCTAGCGCCAGTGTGTTGTCGAATAACGTGTTCCGCCTCGTAAAATCGTCTTGGGAATTTTGACGATCTAGAAGAATTTTTTTCATCTCTTCTTCTGCTTTACGCTTACGTTCTTCATCCTCTCTAGTGTTCTTATACTTAATACCCTCCACCGCCCCGCTAGAGAGCCCTTCTAAAAGCTTTGCAAACAATAATCCGTTATCTGCCATAAACTGTTGTCCCCGCTGTTCCGCCTGTATTTGTTACTGTTGGTGTCGTAGCTGCAGCCCCAGAGCCTTTGTTAAGTAAGAAAGGAATCTGGATCAAAGATCCGGCAGTGCTACCCGCAGCACCTATCAGGGCGTTGCGTTTAGCTGTTCTGTCCGCTGCCTTTTGTTGTGCCGCTTGAACAGCCGCTTGATACTCAGCCATTTTTTGCTGGAAGTCTCTATTCAGCTGTGCTTGCTTGGCCTCATAGTAACGTCCCTTATCGCCCTCACCAGCTGTGAAAGCGCGTTGCTTAGCGTTCTCAAGTGATTCATACTCCCTCTGTATTTCACTTGAATAGAGTGTAAAGTTGTTCTGAAGCTTCTGCTGTTCCGCTTGGAACTCTTGTGAGCTCTCTTGCTGCTGCATTTCAAACAACTGGTTAGAGAGCATTTGTTCACGTTGTAAAGACTCTGCACGTTTTTGCTTAGCGTCTTCAACGGCAAGATTTGTAAGTTGCTCAGCTGTGGCGCGTGTTCCAGCACCTTCAGCAGCACCCACCCTACGGCCTTCATAGCTACCACCAGTAAGATTGCGTGTAACGGCTTCGCCTTTAGCTCTTGCAACATTCTGTGCTGTTTGCTCTGCAATGGATTGACGGATGATATCTTGCTGTTGTTTTAAAAGCTCATTTGATTGTTCAGGGCTAATTGCGCTTTGTAATTTCTTCAGTTCTTCAGGCGTGAAAAGAGCCTCTAGAGGTGTTTGGCTCTCAGGAGTTGGAGGAGGCGTTGTTCCGTCTACAGGAGTGGGGAAAACAGGATTTTCAGTTGTTGGAGTTGTAGGTGTTTGACCATTAAGGATGGAAGAAACGTAAGGCTCCTCAGTGTAAGGCTCAGGAGGCGGGCCAGCTGCAACAACTTGTTTAGCAAAATCTGTAATCTCTTGTGTTGACAACCCTGTGTAAGCAGCCAACGGCTCCGGATTCTCAAGCATGGAAACGGCTTGCTCGTAAGAAGCTAGAGGTAAAAAGTTACGTGCTTGCTGTGCGAGGACTTGTTTTTTATAGTAAGCACGTCCCTCTGGATTATTCTCGTAATAGCTTTTGTCTTCTCTTACTTTTCCTTCGGGCCTAGAATTGTAATAATTTATAAACGCATTTTCGCCAGAAGCTGCATTAATGTCTCTTAAAGCAAATTCTTGCTCAAAGGACATCTTAGGTCTTTCAGCCGCTGTTGTTCCAGGCTCAGGGCCTCTAGCAATCACAGCTTGGAGCGCAGCAACAACAGCTGGATTGTTAAGGTAGGCTTCAGCCCCCGGATTCCGATACCCTTGACGTGCAAATGAGAGGGCTTGGTCATAAGTCCATGCACTAATTTGGTTAGCGACAGAACCTAGTTCTGAGTCATAAGCTGACGTGGGGGTTTTCAAGTTATATTTCTTTTGAAGCCCTATTAAATTCTGGTAGTCTGCGGCTTCCCAACTTGGCGTTTGTGGCGCGGCTTGCGCTTGGGGGGCAGCTTGGGCAACAGGAGCAAACACTTGGGGAGCAGCCGGAGAAGCTTGCAAATTTGTAGCGGCTTGGGGCACAGTTGATAGAGCACCAAAAATTTGAGGAGCCGCTTGCTTTTTCTTTTTTAAGAGCTCTTCTGACGTGGGGGGTGATTGGTAGTTAGTTGCGATTGCCATTTAAGTGTGTTCCTTTAGGGGTTAGATTCTTTACGCGGGTCTACGACAACAGAGTGAATTGTAAAGGATTCTCCCGCGTCTGTGTTTTCAAATTTAAACCTGTGTGTTCTTCCGACAGAAGTCGTGGTGCTTGTAGGGCTTATAACTTTACGAAAAGAACCTAAGCTTGTGTCCATGTTAACGTCAACCGTTGTAGTTTGTGTGCTCCTGTTAACGCCATAGATGAAGTTGACATCCTGGTTGGCTTTGTATTCTCCTGTGACGTAATAACGATTCATTGTCTTGTCTGTGGACGGAAACCCAAAATTGAATTCTTTGCTTTGCCAATTTGAAGTGTAGGCCGCGTTGTTGTCTGTGAAAACACCTGGGACAAGAATCCTAAAAATGTTAGAGCCGTCAGCCCTGCCCACGTAAGGCTTCTGTCTGTAGAGTGTCATTGAGTAGGCATTTATGTTATCGTAGAGTGTCCACTTCTTATTTTCATCCCGAACAATAACTTGGTCATTTAGTGTTGCTGAGGCTATGCTTACAGCACACAAATACTCTGAGTTGTAAAAAACAGAAGCTGCTGGAAAAGAAACGCCTGAGCCGTAGTTGAATGTAACAGCATCAAACGCTTTAACGGAAGTGGTGGGAGAACTCACTGTAAAAGAAGCTCCAAGTCTTACGTAGCTGCTCGTAGAGAGGGTGGGCACTTGTCCGTTCACAACTGACTGTGAAGCAACGTAGCTTCCAGAATTTGACAAGTTGATGCTTGTGTCTGTGTCGGTATAGATTGTATAAGCAATACTGCCTGGGTCTGACCCACCACCTGTAAAATACTCATTTTGCGTTATCCCTACAGGGCCCCAATAAGTCATAGAGGACACATTGACGGAGGGTGTTATGTATGTTCCAGTGGAGGCAAGGCCATCTAACAAAACTTGGTCTAGAGTTGTGCGTTGTCCAAAACCAGAAACTAACCCTTCAAAAACAACTTGATATCTAATGTATCTAACTGATGGTGTGTTAAAAATAGTTGTGGATAGTGTTTCACTTGATACAAATGTTCCAACAGAGCTTGTTGAAATTGAAGTGTCCGTGTCGTGGTATACAGAGTAAGTGACGCTTGCAACGCTAGTAAAATAAGTAGGTATCAACTCCATCCTCTTAACATCTTGATCGGTTAAGTCAAAAGCTCTTGAGACATATTTTCCAGTTAACGGCATGTAATTAAATGTCCAGCCAAGGACAGAAGTGGCGGAAATTGAAGCGTAAGAAGTTCCTGTGCCATTATAGCCAAAAACGGCGTAAGGAAAATTAGAATAGGTTGTATCTAATCCCGACATGATTAGGGCAGTTTCATCCAAATCACCCTCAGTAATTGGTCTTGCATAGACATACATCTGTCCTGAGCTAAGACGTTTTAAGGAAAATTGTATTTGCTCCCCTGAACCATTAAACGTAAAAGGTATAGAGGCTGAGCTTATCTGCACATTGCCGTCTCGAAGCAGCTTAACTGTGGTGGACGATGCCGTGAAGCTTGTAAAAACTAAACTATAACCCCCCGAAGTGAAGGAAGTAGGAATCATAGTGCTTATCGTCAAGGCAACTACAGAGTCAAAATCTGTGTTTGAAACTTTTTCAGTATAAAGAACGCCACTCCAAGAGCCTGTTGAAATTGGGTTAGAAACGTAATAGAGCTTTTCACCAAAACTAACAGAAGTTCCAAGAACCCAATCAGCTAATAAGATGTCAGAGCCATAACTTGCATTTAAGCCAAAAGCAAAGTGCCTGGATGAAACGGTGTCAGAAACTAAGGTAACGGTAGAGCCTCCTGTCAAAGAAACAGACAACGCTGCATAAGGAGCTAAGTAACCACTACCAGCTGAAAGGGAAGAATCTAAGGAATAACCAGAGCCTGTAAAACTGCTGTCCGTTGCAGTGTAATTTTGTGGCAACACACTCCCACTCACCTGTGTTATAGACGTGTATGTGGATTGACCGCCTGTAAAATCTGTTTGGGTTGTTAAGAGTTGCGCTTGCTCAGTTGTTAACAGCTGGTTGATGGAGTCTACGGTTGTCTTAATTCCTGTGGAAATTGGCGTTAAAGAAACTCCGTTGTAACTGTAAAAGTTATCAGGGCCTAGAAATATAATTTCTTCTGGTGTCACTTGGATACTTTTCGCTTGCTTTGTTCCAACGGTGCTGGATATAGGAGTTCTGCCATAGGTTAAGCCGTCATTCGTGGAAAACATATCAATAGAATAATCTTTAAAGACGTATAAGTTTCCCCTGAACTCTATAAGCGCTCTAATTGAATATCCGTCATTTGACCTTACAGGCTCTGCAAAAGCATCATCATCTGGTAACTCGTCTTCAGTCCAATCTTCAGGATCGCTTAAAGCACTTGCATAGAGTGTAGAACCGATGGATGTCCATATGCGTTCGTTGTAAAATAAGGCCGTCTTCCCTTTAGGGGAAGCCGTTGATACGCTTAAGTTAGAACCATCCCACAAAATCCAGTTCGTAGCTCCATCAGTAAGACGTGCTTTACCAAAAGCGTTAATGGCTGAAAAATCTGAGTTTGACGTGATCCCATATGTAGACGTGATGAGCGTGTTGCTAACGCCACCATTTGAGGACGAGTAGAGGGAGTTGCTAGTGACAAACAGGAGCCAAAAGTTCTGGCTGTTATCTACGAATTGGTGTGTGAACCTAAGAGGGCTGCTGGAAGTTGTGATGGAAGTGTCATTTTGTTTTATTGACCCTTCACGAGTCTCAATAGACCCTGTTCTGATGTTTACGTTTTTAAGGCTGGAAGCGCAGCCGTCACCTATTAAAGAAGCGTCCTGTGTGTTTTCTAATCCACAAGAAAAGTCTGTGATGGCAAATTGCTCAGAATGTCCTAGAGACGCAATCCCTAAGAAAACGACTAAGAGATAAGCTAATTTTCTACCTCTCAACATATCCAAAGCCGGAAGGAATACCGCTTACTATGCCATCACCACCCACTTTAGGTGATTCAATAGGTTCTTCAACAGAAACTATTTCCTCACTTGACATGTCTTCTTCAAGCATCTTAATGGCAAGGCTGGTGGCTGATGTTTGTTCTGTTGCTTGTTCTTGTCCTTTAGACTGTAGAGCAAGGGCAAAAGCCCATTGTTCAACAACGTAGTCCCATCGGTCAGGGATTATTAAATCTTGAAATCTAAATTTTAAAATGGGCGGGAGTGAGAAGTGGTTAATGGTTGCAGTGAGAGAAGATGCCGGGATTGGGTAAAAGCTCAATTTTTTTAGCCTAACACCAAGTTCATTTTTTGCTAACGTCAAAACAGATGTTGCTCCACTATCAGCTGTGATTATAGTGCGACCATTAGTTACACCGGATCGCGTTATAGCTTTTATGGACGTGAAGGCAGCGGCTGTGGTTACGGCGGTTGTTCCGTTCAAGCCCACATTCTCAAACTCAGTCACGCCGCCTGTGGAAATGCCTTCAATGAAAACACGGTAAGTGTCTGTGTCTGACGTAGAAACATCTAGAGCACTTGCAGACACTACAGACAACTGCCCACTAGCAGCTGGCTGGTTTTCCACGCCTTGAAAATCTGACAGTATTGAAATTCTTGGATTCCCTGTCTCTGTGGGATTTATAAACCGAGAATTGAAACGGTGTTTAGCAATAGGCTTTATTGTCCAAGGGTCTTGGTTTAACGTGACACTATATATCTCACCAACGGAACGAGGACACACATAGTCAGATTCACCACTTGTCAATGCTAAAGTGTCTGATTGTCGTTTGAAAGCCCACGTCTTGTGGTTCCAAATACGATTTACAGCCCTCTGGACAGCAATTTGAACACGGTAAGCATCTGTGGTTGTATCTGTTGGCAAAGCTGTGACAGGCTCTTGCCGCATTTTACCTAGCACATTGTTAATTGTGTCTAAAAATATCATTGTGTGATCCCTGTATGTATAAAGTTACCTATACTTAGTTAAAACTATGTAACAAATGACATATTGCTTGCAGCACAAAAATTGTGGGGTTTTGAAGGAAAACCCCTAACCTTTGCCACGACTTCTAGGTAGGGAGTCCCTTGCCAGTAGCAGCAAGTTTTGTTTCACGTTCACGAAGCTTTTTCTTCATTTCTTCAGGCGCTTCACCTTTGGCGGGCTTATAAAGCCCTGTGTCAATGGCTTCTTGACATCCACTCACAGACGCTTTAGCAGCATCATCAATAGGAACCAATACACGCTTACGTTGGAGCTTCAGTTCACGAGTGGCAAGTTCACCTTTAGCTTCAAGGGCAAGCTCATCATCCGTTTTAATTTCCACGCATTTGTATCTAGGCATTTTGTCTCCTCCTTTCTATGAAAAATCAAGTAGGCTCAAAAACCGTGTGGCTTTTTCGGGGCTGATGCACCAGCCCAACCTGCCAATACTCCCAACAGTCGTGGAGGGTATTGAGAGCATCGAAGCACCTACGTTTTAGGGAAAGTAGTCCCTAGGTAAAACTACATTTACTGCTTAACGACCAAACAACCACGCTTTAACGGTTGTGGAGGACGTTGTAGCTTCCAACGCAACACCAAAAATACCGTCAATGATGGCTTGGTTAGCGCCTGTGCCTGAAGACATGGCAATTGTGTAGAGTCCAGCCGCTTCACCAGTTGTGGATGTAACGAGCATGTCACCAGCCGCGTTAGCAACGCCAATTGTCACACCGCTGTGATAACCGCGTGTTTGAACTTTGCACATAGACGCAGCCGCACAATCCTGTCCGGCAATGACACCGAGCACAAGGCTGTTATTCGCTGTGGCTGTTGTTGCAATCTGAATATCATACGTGGAGTTTGTGCCCAACACAACAACGTCCCCTACTTCGTGAGTCACGTTATCGTTGTTGTAAACGTCCACGTATTCCGCTGTACGTTCACCATCAACTGCGTTCATAACCGAGTTGCTGTAAGCCGCAAACACACGGCTTCCCGCAAACCCGAGCCCTGTCATCAACGCAATCACAGGGGCAAGATTCTTGAATTTCATTTTCATTTCTATTTCTCCTAAATAATTTAAATAAATGTTTACTGGATAACCAGCAACGTAGCAGCTTTATTTGATCCGCTGCCCGCCACTGTGAACGTGAAAACACCCGAAGACACAACCGCGCTAATTACTGTTCCGTCAGTCAAGTTGTTAATGCTGAAATGCAGCGGATTAACTGTTGACGCGGGTGTGAACGTGTCGGTGTCATCAATGTCGGAAAACGCAGCAACATATCCTCTGCGATTCCCGAACACGATGGGCGTAATTGTGGAAGGAGTTTTAGCAGCCATTTATGGCCTCCTATTAAGCTGTCAATCCGCTAACCTTAAACAACGAGGCCGGACGATTTGTTGTGATCTGAAGAACAAGCTCAACCACAGCGCTCTTAGATGTGCCGCCAGGAACACGCACAAAACCTTTATTAACGAATTGCGCGTTTTTGTTGATGGTCATTTTCACATACTTGGGATTCACACCAAGCCAAATGCCCGAAGACATACCTTCCGAGAAGAAAAGGGGCTTGTTGAAGAACGTCAAGGTTGTGAATTCCGCGTCGCCGTCATCCGTAGGCTTAAAGATCATTTGGGGCTGAAGGGTTTTGGAATAGGCCGCCCAAATTGTCTGCGTTGTGATGTGATAGCCAACGGGGTCAGTCATGCCACGCGAAGTTGTGAGGTAAGCTGTGCGAATGGCATCAAGAGCGCCAGTGGCAACAGAGCCCGCAGAACCCGCTTCAGTCGAAGACCACCAAGAATAGCTAGAACGATCAATGTCACCCAAGTTGCCGAGCGCCGGGTTAGAGGCGTCAATGATGTCAAGCAAGCTCCAAGGTGTTTTGATGTTAGCTGTCACGCCGCCCACAAGGGCTGTTTCAAGGCGTGTTTTGAACGTCTCTTCAAGGTTCTTGACGCGCACAGAGATAAGTTTGTGCATCTGCGCTTCGCCTGCGTTCTTAGCTTCGTCCATGTCGCTGATACCAACCGTGCCCGCAAGCATTTTCCAGCTGTATTTAGCCTGTGTCGCAATCTGGTTGATAGCTGTGGAAACAGTGTCTGTGGTGTCCACAAACGCCGCTGTGTCATTGTCCTGGTATTCGATATCTTCTACGATTGTGTTGCCGCCGTCTTCATAGGCAACATTGCCCGAAGACATCATTTTGCGTGTCACGGCATTGCTGGCAATCCAGTTTTCCGTCATTTTGTTGCGATACTTGTCCAGCGTTGTTGTGAGAATGTCATCAACATTCGCCGGGCCGCGTGTAAATTCTGCCATTGTATTAATTCCTCCGAAAGATTTTAACTGCTATTTACGCCAATGCTGTTTAATGGCGGCTGATACTGCCTGATCTAAATTTAGGCTTTCATTAGCTTTGCCGTTAAACGCTGATTGGCGTTTTTGAATTGGAACATTTTGTAACTTTTGACGATTAGAAGCTGCGGGGGTATTAGATGCGATTTGCTTGCCGCCCTTCAAGGAAGATAGTTCTTTCATTAAGTCAGGAAACTTAACAAGCTGATAAGCCTCTTCAATACTAATCCCGCGTTTCTCGCTAAGCTCTAGAGTCTTGGCTTTATACTTATTGAAATCAGGATTAGTTTTTTCAAATTCTTTTAGTGTAGATTGGCCCATAAACTTCTTAAGCGGAGCAACTTCTTTTGACAAGTTTTCCTTAAGTGTTTTATTCACATAAGCCACAACAGACGCCTCGACTGTTTTAAGCAGAGATTCTGTGTAGTTCTTGTAAAAAGCCTGAACTTCAGGGGTGTGGTTCAATCCTGACAACCATGTGTTAAGAGGCTTCATAGCCTCCACCGGGTCAGATGTGTTTCCAGACGTTTGGGCTGCTTCAGAGGTTTGGGGCGCTTCTTCGTGCGCCGAAATGTTTTGCTTTTCAACCTCTGCCAAAAACTGCTTTCGTGCTTCGGGATTTGTTCTGATAGATTCCAAGAGTTCTTCAGTCTTTTTCTTCTGTGCTGTCAGAGAAGCTAAACGTTTTTCAAACGCTTCCTTTGGCACAAATTCTTTTCCTTCAGAATCTTTAACGAACTCAGGTTGTGAGCTTTCGTCGGCCCCCTCAGTGCCCTGAGCGTTTTCTTGCTCATTGCCTGATTCAGCCAAATCACCAGAAGACTCGTTACTAGACGTGTCCCCCGTTTCATTACTTGCTGTAACGTCGGATTGCGTGTCACCACTACCGTTTACTGTGTTGCTCTCTAATTCATCCATTATTTTGTTCTCCCGCCCTTATCGTTGGCTTCACGTTGTATGCCTCTAATCGCCCGTTCCCTTGCGGAGGTCGGCTTCACCTAAATCTATTTGCCTAGCAAAAACTTCCCAACACTTGTAGACCGAAAGCCGTTAGGCTGTATTTTCTGCTTCAACGCATTGTCAATGAAAGCTGAACACATCATTGCAACGGCTTGGTCGTTAACAGCGTCAAGAGCGTCTCTAATCAAGCCACGTTCACGCCCCACTGTCATCGGCCTTTGTATCGGCGTTCCACCTTGTGTTTCCTCCACCGTATACGATTCCACTTTGATCTGGCCGTCTGTCATCACTTGGATTGTGATGGAGTGTTTAACCGTCGGCCCTGCATCCACAACTTTAAGCTCCACAGCTTTATGTTCCACTTTTTCCACGAGCGACCCCCACTTGAGCTAGATTATGTTTCTTTGCGTGTTCGCTAAGTTCACGAGCACTGTTGATAGGCACTCCCAACGTGTGCCAAATTCCGTCCGCTGGAACGTATATAATCTTGTTGCCTTCAGCGTCTCTCCACCCGTTGTTCATTACAGAGCAACGGTCACACGTCATTCTGTTATTCTGAACCCACGAATCATTGACTAAAGTTTTCTCAACCCAGAAACGAGCAGTTATGTAAGAATTGCTCCCACATGTTCTGCAAGTTTCTTTTTCCATTAGCGTGTCTCTATCGGATTCATTGCTTCTCGGGTCATAGCTGTCTCGGTATTAACTGCTGAAGGTGTCAAAGGATTTTGCAGCATTTCCTGATTAGCGGCTGAGCCGTTTGTCGGCAAACCTTCCTTATTCCCGCCACCGCCCTTACCACCCATACCCGCAGCTTCCAGCATCTTTTGCTGGTGAGCCAGCATGTGTTCCAATTTACCAGGAGCGTCAGGCATTGTGCCGTGAACCATCAAGTGGATTTGGTCGTTATCCGTTGGCAGTATTTCAACAGGCTGTCCAGCAAGAATGGCTTGGTTTTCGCTTATAGCATCAGCCACTTGGTCTTCAGGTTTAACTTGGATGATGTAGCTATGTGTCTCAGGATCGTCGTAAGTTAGAAGAGTACGCTTCCAGAGCTTCACAACATCAAGCTGAGCGCCCTGTGCTGCAAGCGCCTGGACGTTAGCCGGAGCAATGCCCATATTGAGCAAGTCAACCCATTGACGACGCAGTATCATGGGGTCTTCATAGTTCATGGAGAACGGTTTGATGTCGTAGCTAAACTTTGCTTGAATTTCATCCACGGACATGTTCACAGGAAACTGTGATCCCTCAACAGGCGTGGACATTTCTTGTCCACCAAACTCTTGAAACAAGCCAGCCCAAAACCGAACAATGTCAATCATAAAGTCACGAACAATGTCAGCCTTCTCGCTGTTCCTAATTTGCTGATTGGCTTGGGCCTGTTTCGCCACTTCAGCAAACTTGACGTTAGCCCCGCGACCACCTGAATCTGCCACTCCCACCATACGGTTAACGTCATCGTCAATTAACAAATCCATGTTGTAAAAATCTTGATTCAGGTTGTTGAAAGAAATGGGGGCAATAATAGAATTGGGATTTCCATTAACACCAAAGATACGCGGCAAACGTCCAGAGGCAATTGCTTGCTTACCCGTCTCGTCCAATTTAGTCCTGTCAAGTCCAAGCATGGGGATTGTGCGCTGGACATATTCATACATCACACGACGCAAGATGGATTTAGCACGTTGCTGCTGAATGTAGTAACGAACTCCCGGCACAGGCAAATTGCCTTCAGGGTCTTCGTTGAAATAAATAATTTTAATTGGGAATGTTTTACGTGTGTCTTCTTGTGAGTAAGGCCATTCACCAAAATACAAGAAATCGTCTGCCACTTCGTCTGTGAAAATGGCAAAGATGCCATTAGGATATTGAGCACAAGGTTTGTGATAAAATTCAAAATATTCGGTACGCTTCAGGTCTTCCGTTGCCATGTCCTTCCAAATTTCTTTGCGGAAGTCTTCTTTGGCTTCACAATTGCCTTTAAGATTTTCTGTGTTCTGAAGACGTTTGTCTTCTTTCAAACGTGAGGGATGGTCTTCGTAAGCAACGGCAATCCATTGGGGGTGGTAAAAATCGTTCATGTCCACAAAAACTTTCCAGGGCCTAAGCCTAATCCCATAGGCCATGTCCATGTCAGTGTCGTCACGGTGCGATGGGGGAGCGCCGTCGCCCATTGTTTCTACGCCTTGCTCGTTACCCCAACCCACTTTCATAGCGCCGTAAAAGCCAAGTTCAGCGTCAGTTAAGCAAGATTTCATTTCACGCTTCAGTTTGGCTTTACGGATGTTGTCATTCAGCTTGGCTTGGAATTTAGTGGCTGATTCCACTGCGCTAAACTCTGTAATTTGAGGCATACCGTTCTGGTCTAAAATCGGATTGCCTGTGGCGGGGTCTTTGTGCTCAATAACAACTTTTTCTTGCTCTGCTTTGATATAAACTTTAGGGTCTTGGAAATAAAGGGAGGGTATGAGGGTTTTAATGACAGGAAAAACGACGTTAACGTCAACATTGTCAAAATTAAGAACCCGGGCTGGCAAAATTCGCTCAACGTCACCACGATACACGTCTAAAAAGTTTTTTATCTCTTTTTCGTGCCTCTCAACTATGAATGTCTTAACAGATTTGACAAAACGGCCAAAAAGGTGTCGAAGTTCCTTGGAAGGCTCAACGGCAAGCTTCTTTTCCTCTTCCTGAAAGCCAGGATTTTCGTATTCGGGTGGGTTTTCTAAAATCCCTGACTCATCTGCCATTGCTATATCTCCTTGCCATACATATCGCTAAAAGCTTGTTGATAATTTTCACCTGTGTTTGCACAACGCTGGTGTGCCATTTCACTAATCATGTTTAAATACCCAATTGTTCCAAATTTCAGCTTCGGGCCTTCTACCTTGGCCTCTGGATGTGATAAAATAAAATACTTTGCGTCATCCCACGAGTGATTATTCTTGTCCAAAAGCTTTTCTTGCTCGTTAACGTATTCTTTTCTCTCGGGATACTTGAGATTTCGGAACTCGTCAATTTGGGAGGAACATTCTCTGAAGAATTTGAATTTTTTAGCATTGAGTAGATTTCTAAAGATGCTAACTGCAAGCATGTCATTTCGGTCATGGGCGGTTGTAAGTATTTGAACTTGGTCTTTTTCTGGAACTTCCTCTTGAAACATCCGTATGATGGACGTTAAGCCGTCTTTACGCTGCTGGTCTTCCTTATTCATGCTTGGGTCGTAGGCAATCCACTCCATACGCTTGTAATAAGGATTGTCTTTTATAATTCTGCTCACTTCAAACACGTTGGTTTCGTCTCCGCGCCTATAGTATTCCCATATTGAGTAAAAATCATTTGTGGGGCTTTGTGCGTATACGTGGAAACTAACAGGATTACGAACACCCCAGTCAAGTCCGCCATAAAGACGCCAAGTATCAGGTATGACAAATGAATCGCAAACAATTTCAGCCTCTAGTTCTGGAAACTCAGGGAACACAAGCTCACCCGATCCAGCCTTAAAATCAATTTCCATCTCACGCCGCCACAACAAAGAGTTTTTACCGCCAATATACTTAGCCGCTTCCTGGTCAATCCACTCTTGTTTGGCCTTCTCTGGATTGGCTGTGTAGTGCAAGTATAAAACCTTGTGTCCCTGTGCGTTTTTGGCGCTTATTAGGCCGGGGATTGCTTCGCTATGTTTTGCTTTCAAGTCGTTATACGACAAGTTCCACCATCTTTTCAAAGTATGAAACGTCAGCGCTGCTCACTGTCACGATTTTCTTGGAGCAAGGGACACAAGCACCGTACGTTTCTTCTAATTTGTCTTGCTTTGCAGCTTCGTCAAGGAACGAGATTGTGGGCACGTAGCCCCTAACCTGGTCTGGGCCTTCAGCAAACCCCGATAGTTTTGATCCGTGCGCGAACGCTATGAATCCAAATGATAGGTCTTTGAGCTTCCGATCCAGAGGACATAAGTCCTTGAGCCACTGCGGTTGTTGAGAGTACATAAACTTAGCTCTCTCAACCATTTCGTGTGCATCTTTTTCCTTTTTACTAAACACCGCAATCAGTCTGTAAGGCGTAAATTGAGCCGTGTGCAGCAATAATGCCATCATCAACCAGCTCACGCTCATCTGACGCGATTTAGCAATATGAAGAATTGACTGTTCTTCAAATTCTTTAATAATGAAAGGAACATAAGGTTCTATTGGAAAAGATTTGATAGGATGATCGTCGTCATGCTCATCAAATGTTTTAACAATGTCTTGAAGCCACTTCAGTTTGTTTCTCTTATACAGTTGGTATAGGAGAATGTTACGTTGGAGCGCTAACTTACTCTTGTCTATTGTCTGTAGCGTCATCAGCTTCAAACACAACGCCAAGTTCTTTGGCTAAGTTTTGAACAACATCATCCGACAAGCTTTCCGCTTTCTCCATCCACTCCCCCACTTCACGTTTGTCATCCACTTCAAGCTCCACAGCTTTAGGTTTAGGAACAACACGCGACGTTACTTCGTCCGTGGCCCAACGTCTTGCTTCGTGGTCGGGAAGGATGTTAGAACCGTGACACTTAATGCAACAACCTGCTGTGTCCTTCTTTGCCACCAGCAACTTACCCTCTTTGTCCACTGAGCAATAAGAGCAAGGCAATACAGCTTCCAAACAATCTTCAAGATATTTAATGGCTTTAGGCGCTAAAACTTCCAGAGAAGCCATGTGGCGCATACGCGCCTTTTCATTCTTAGTTACAAGCTTGGGCTTGTCTGCTGTGTGTTTAGGCATATTACCTCTGTGTTAGTCCACGCATACTGCTGCCTCTCTGACCTGTGCTGGACGCTCCACCGCTACTTCCTCCACCCTGCGCTGAACCTACTGTCACCGCGTAGCCAGAGTCATCGCAAACAAATGTCGAATCGCATACGGTAATGTAAGCCGTTTCGTTGGAAAATACGGTTGTTGGCAGCATGGCTGTAATGGACGTATCCGACCAAGTGATTGGTTTTAGAATAACGCGCTTTGTCGCCTGTTGAAGCCTCGGAGCGTTGAACATGACAATGTGGGCCGCAGCCGCTGTTCCGGTTGCGACATAAATATTGTCCTGATAAAACCTTTGTCCGCTTCCAGATGGATCGTTTCTTAGATACCCAGGAAAATGCTGTAGTTTCCAATGGGTTTGCTGAATCGTCGGTTCTGAAAGAAACGGAACCGCTAAATTCGTAGTAGAATAAGCAACACGCATTGTTCCAGACGATGTCCTGTCAATAAATTTCATGTCACCGGGGGCAAGTCCGTTTATCCAAACGCAATTATTGTGCCAATCCGTTTCAGGCTTTGGGTTTGCGGCAGTCGTTGTCGATGTATTAAATAGGAAAGTCTTTGTGGCAGCGAGAGAATCGTTACTGTCAAAAAGCCATGAGTTTGGAGCCGTATTCGTAGACGAGTTCAGGTAAGCGTAGTACAAATCCGTGTTTGTCGTGGTGTTGTCATACATCAGCCAGCCGAATTTGTTATTAACGCCAGACCCGCCGCTCGTATTGTAATACCCAGGCCAATTTCCATCAATCGACCAGTCTATGCACCAAAAAACATTTGTCGCGGAAGATAAATTTAGCTCCGCATACCAGCTTCCCCCATTTGACGTCCAATCCGACTGAACCATAAGAGACTTGGAACCGGAATAATAATTGCTTGTCGTGTAAAGAGGCGCGCTTGATCCTACCGCGTCCCAATCGCCATAATCTCCAGCAGAGGCGGCGGCAATGCTTGATCCGTTAACACCGGATTCAAACGTATCCAGCATAACCAACGTCGGCCCCGTTGCTCCACCGCCTGTTAGCGTTATTGTCACCGTTGTTCCAGCCGCCAATGTGCCGGAATAGGTTACGTTTGTTATATCCGGCACCGCATGGGCGACGGAGGCCCAGCCAACCGATAGAAAAAATGCGGTGAAAAATAATTTCTTCATTAATCAACGCCACCAAGTTTTTTATAGACAGCCAACGTGTCCGCTTTCAATGTGACACCAGAACCATTAACTTCCGTCCTAACGATAGGCGCAATTGTTCCAGCCGCCGCCGTGATGACGCGACAGTTAAACGTGAATCCATAAATTGCATTTGCCGGATTGTTGTTTGTTTCGGAACTGATGACGATATCGGACGCAATGGGAATTGAATTCACCTTATAAACGCTCAGAGGAAACTGCGACCCAGAGCCGCCAGTTTGTGTTCCGTTCTGCACAACGCCCGAGCAAGTTCCTGTTGAATTTGCTGGTGCTGTGATGCCGAACCCGATGCCAGTTGTTAATGCGCTTGAGCTATACCACCCATACATATTAACGATATAAGTAGAAAGAGCGACAACGGGATGAGTTAGTTGTGTTACTGTTGAGTAGTTAACTGTTTGGGATTGAACTAAGTCTGTTGTTGTGTAACGATAGTCAGGAGTCCAGCTGTTTGTTGACAATGACATTACAAGCGTACCTGTTGAGGCTGATGTTCCGTTTACGTAAACGCCTGTTTTTGTGAATGTTGTTGAGAGATAACTAAACGTGGAACCAACAGTTTCATAGGCGCTGGCATTTGTAATTTTGTAGCCGCTCATGTCAAAATTGGCTGTGGCGGGGTTTGCCATACCGCTAACGCTTGCCCCTGACGAAGACGTGCCACCGCCGCCTCCCCCTGAATCATAGAGCTCAGAAGCTTTAGAGCTTAGAGGAGCTAGAGCGAGTAAACTAACAACAAAAAGTTTTTTAAGCACGTTTATCTCCCTTAGCGCTGTTGATAAACTTGCTGGACGTGGAGGCTCTCAGCAGAGCCAGCTGTTGTGATGAGCCACAAGCACACGTTATCAGCAAATTTATAGAAAACGCTATTTGATCCTGGGCCAATACGAATAGGTCTAACAGTGGCCGCATACGTCGCGGCTGAGCAATCACCGATGCTTCCCACCATAGACCCTGCGTTAGAAGATGAAATACTCACAAAGTAACCCACACGCCCTGCGTCCTGTGTTGTAGGAACTTTTGTTAATGTGGAATTGTCAACAGAAATTGTAGCCGCTGAGCCCGGTAAGTTGATTGAACCTTCCGTAACAATTCCGCCCAGAACCAGGGCGGGGCCACTTCCCAACGCAATTATTACTAGCAACATCTTTAAAAACTTCATCTTATGTTCCTCGCTTTAAGTAATCTTGATAAAGACGATAAGCGTCTTCCGCTTCATAGCAACCAATCCCAAACGCCAGAGCATTTGGATGTGACCATAAATCTTTATTAACTCTATACCAATCGTGTCCAGCTAAATATTCCACTATTTGCTTCTCTTTATCTTTTCTGTCTTCCACACGCCCTCCTCGCTTTAAGCCCCCAGAGCCCCCGGCTGGACTTGCACCAGCAACCCTCTCATTACAAGTGAGATGCTCTACGTTGGAGCTACAGAGGCTCTTGGGGCTCAAGCTCTACCTGTTGAGCGTTTAAGCGCAAAGCGAATAACGTCAGCCATTGTTGCTTCGCGTGGATTATCAAACTGTGTGTTCATAATCTCTTCGATCATTTGCCAGTAGTCAAGTTCTAGGTGCTTGATAAAGAGTGGCCGTGTAAACTGGCCATTGCTACGTTTCTGCTCTTTTACGCTCCGTGATATCATAGCTCCCCAAAACTCTTTTTTAATTTTCTCACGTTGTCTGCTCAAACTTGACTGCTTTAAAATGTGTCCCAAACTGCTAGTCCTACGTTATTTGCATCTAGAACTAGAGACATTTAATATACTTTTTAGCACTCGTGATATCAACGAAGGAGGTTCACTTTGTAGCCCTGGTGTGTCCGGGTTGTGGGCCTATTTGCATTTAAGACCGCGTGACCCTTGTTCTACCGTCGAGAACACGCTTACTCCCGCACACACTCACACACCATT